GCCAACACCATTCAAAAGTAGATGCACTCATAGAGCAACTTCTGAAGAGTGCAGGAAGTTGATTAAGAATAGAGATTTTATTCAAACAGAATATCTCCAAGAGCTGTTTCTTGATCCTGTGAATCTTCTGAGGGAGGGATTGTTTCATCTTGGTCAGAGTTTTCGCTGCTATATGCACTCCAATCAACAATAGCATCATCAGTGGCTTCTGCTAGTTTTGTCATTTCACTCAAGCTCATGGGTTTTGATTTTGTTTCCAAATCAATTAAATTTCTTGAAATCAGTGAACCTTTATCAGGCAATTGGGATAGTCCAGTTAAATATAAAAGTATTGTGACTGTTTCACTAACTGCTAATGGAGCAGCCTTTTCCCCCAACATGGCCAAAACTTCATACATTATCACCAATTCTTTTGCAGCGGAGGTGTTGTCAATGAATGAAATGATCACTATATCGGATGGGTTGCCAGTTCTGTGTTTTGATGCTACAGAGCATTCTATTCTGACACTATGACATCTCTGGAGCTCCATTAGTCTTTTTGATAGAGTTGCCTTTTTGAGTTTTTTGTTTGTCTTTCTTGCTTTCTTTTCTAATGGTTCAAGGTTTGTTCCTTTTGACTGTATACCCCATTTACTTATGTGAACTCCATTACTTTGCCACTCATTTCCATAATTTACTATGCAGTTCAGCCCGGCACTGACTTCAATCGTGAGATCATTGGGTATCGATTGGTGAGTAATTTGAGTTTGTCTTTTAATTCCTAAAACGACAGATGTTGCCACTGATCTAAGGGTATCTATTTTTCCGAAAACGTCCAATAGGTTTAGCTTCAATTGGGGTTTGTTAATTTCTGATGTGAGCAAATATGTCTCTAGCATATCAGTAGAAAAACTTCTGCTTTCATTGTCTAGCTCAAGACAGCTTATGACATTTTCCATGGCACTCACAACTGTTCTGCTCTCATCCACTATTGTGTATTTAATAACAGTGTTGTCAACTTCTTTCCATTTCAATTTCAGATTGTGATCACATATTGATTTAAACAATGCATGAGCATCAATGGGATGGGAAATGTCATAAGCCACCGGAGATTGTTTGATTATTTCATCTTGAGTTGGAGACCAAATGAGATCTCTAGCATTTGCAGCTTCATGTATTAGTACAATATCTTTTATACATTGGTCAACAGTAGATGCATGTAACCAAGCTGCTCCTCTAATGAATGCCAATTCACTAGAAGTGTCAATGTTTTGGGACAATCTCTCTTCTAGTATTTCTCCAAGAGTGATATTTGTCCTATCAAGGCATTTTAATTTTGTCAATGTCTGTTTGTTAGATTCACTAAGAACAAGCCTATCTCGTCTGAAAATGGTTTCTACTTTTGATTCTGTGAACACTTTTGTGTCTCTATCCTCATACACAGGTTTTTCATTGGTCATTTCTATCACCTTAACAGCTTCAGCACTTTTGCTAGATAGATTGTTGACCACTTTTATTGAATCATTTGGGCCCATGATAACGAACATTTCTTTGCTTATTCTGTTTTTAAGAACTCCATTGTGATCATATTCTGCTTCTGACAACATACTAAACAATTCTTTCACTGTTGGTATTTTTAGGTGCTTTGCTATCCTCCGGAAGTGGTCAGTTAAATTCAGTGCAGAGTTGACCACCATCATAGCTTTCTTTTGAGGTTTATTCAATATGTATGTGTATGCTAGAACTTTCCCAGCTGAATGTTTTTGTGTTGAATCAATGACACAAACAGACACGGCATTGTTGACATGATCTATTTTTTCATTTACAACTATTGACTGAACTCTGTTTTGAGTTGATTCAGTTCTGGCATTGTATGTTTTCAGAAAGAGGGCACAAGAAGTGATAAAAGGAGACATGTATTCGCTTTTTTTTGCACAGAGTTGTTCAAGTAATGGTTTAATGAGTGATTTCATGCACAAATCCTTATGTTCTGACCTTATTCTTCCAATGATGGATATGTATGTTTGAAGCTTGTCTACTAGTGAATCCATTTTTGCAATTTCTTTGGGATCTCTCTTGATCTTTTCTTCATTTGATGGCATTTGGATGCCTATGTTCATATACCAACCAGGTATGCTATTCAAAGAGACAAGTGATTCTTGGAAATTCATATTTGATCTTATTGGTCTTGATAGGCATCTGATAGGTTGGATTGTCTTGCCTATTTGATCATGATATTTTGAAATTATTCCTATAGAAGTCAACAATGTGACAATGAGCGGTTCTTTTGGATTAGTGGAACTTTCTGAGTGAGAAACATGATGAACTTGTGATCTTTTCCAAATTTCTTCAGATTTATTGAAAATCACATCGGATGTTTGAATTAGCATTGAGTTTGCTTTGAGCATTTTATGATTTGGTATCACTCCACCAATATCTGTCATTTCTTCATAGGTTTTCAGCAACATGTCTTCAAAGTCCACAGGTAGATCTTCATTTGGAACACTTTTTGTTCTTTTGTAATGAGTCACCAAACATACACACATGCATACTAACACAAACAAAACAGGTGATTTAGCATGCAGGCAAGACACATCTTCAATTAGTTGATCCCTTTGATAGGAAGGACAGATTGTCATCATTCTTTGACTGCTAAGTTTCATTAAAACAATTTTTGCTAGATTGATTTTTCTTTCCCTAATTCCTGCTTTGAGCTTTAAATATCTATAGTCAGTTCGAACTTCACCTTTTTTCAGCATGGCACATAGAGTGTTTCCTGTTTCACAAGATTTCAACTCATCAGAGATGACATTGTTTTCAAGTTTGCATTCTATCGCTATGATTAGTTTGCTCATCAGAGAAGGTATTGATGCCAGTATGTTTTCAGATGAGGTAACAGCCCAGTCTTTAACATCCTTGTAGCTAGCTAGTTTCTGTCCAGAGTCCATGGTGATTTTGTCTGACAAAACAAATGACCCTGTGTCAACAAAGTATCCTAGTGATGCAATTCTCAAATTCTGATCAGCTCTAAAAGTGTTTAGTGAACTTTTTGCATTTGGATCCTGAGACAAAGCTGACTGATAAAGCTTGAGTGCTGTTCCTGCGTCGTTAACTGGGTTTTCATTTGCCATGACATCAACACTGAGCTGATCTATGAAGTCCATATATTTCTTTTGAGTTGAATTGTCTCTCAAATCAGACCTGATTCTCTTAACTTCCTCTATTGCTCTCCCCATAACTGGTTGAATGTTGGGATCTTGCCAGAATGCATTGTTCTTTTCAACTGTTTTTAAATTTGAGAGCCCTCTCACTGTGTTGTTTTCACCAACCCTTAATCCACACAGCAATGCTTCCCTCAAATTCATGAAATTTGAGTTGTTGTTGAGATATTCATACAATTGCTCTATCATACAAGGGTTGTCCTGGCAGTGCTTTCCATCATGTTGTTCGTGATAGCGATGATGATTGTTTGACAGTTTTAAAGTTTCAAGTAGTGATTTTGTGGACTCATTAGGCAGTTCAGACACAGATTGAACATACGAGTCACTTTCCATTAAATTTGTTGTCTCAACAAACTGGTTTAGTTCATTTATTTTTTTTAGACACTCAGATGCGCTGATTACGCTATGAGATGTTCTGTAAATGTCCGACTCAAGATTCTTGAGCAGTCTAATTGTGTGACTTGCAACCTTAGACATTTTTTTAAGAACTTGTTTTAGACAGGTGATCACCTCAATCATAGCTGATTCTTGTGGATCGCTTACAATTTCTGAATAAAGCACTTTGGGATAACCTCCAAACATTTGAGGTAATGCAGAACGTAATGATGACAGACCGCTACCTGGAGGCGTTATGATGAACCTTTTTAGCTCTGAGCACACAACACCTACTGTAATTGCAAACAAGCTGGACCCTTCTTCAAGTGCAGTGGCCATAAGATTTTTAATTTCTAAGTTTGCTTCTTGTGGGCTTGCTCTAGGTGCAGTTGTCATCATAGCTGCAATGGTTTTGATGTCGGGCACCATCTCTTCATTGGTTGTGAATGTGGAGTACAGTTCATAATACTTGTCACCACTTATGTGTTTGCTGCTTTTTCTAACATTGATCATAGCAGCTAAGAGTGTGAACATTTCATACACCAGTGGAAATAGCGTAGTTTGAACTTTAGGGTCGGTTGATTTGCTTGCAAAAGTTGTGGTGGAATCATCCGATGATCGGTTTTCTTCCATGGCTGTGTCTTCTGGCAGTTTCATTACCATTTTTGTGTCGGAGAAATTGTGTGTTTTCAGATATTTACTTATTAGATAGTTAACTTTGCATTGAACATCAGATGCCAAACTAGAAGTGGCATGGTAAATTCCCTGCCCCATATGTGTTGCTCTGATTATGCTGGTCTTGCCTCTAAGCACTCCCTCTATCAGGTAAATTCTGAAAACAACATCATCTGTTTTGTTGATCTGCAGTAGTGCTGCTTCAATGGGTAAATCACGCCCATCTTTGATCAAAATGTATTTTTGTGTGGGATAGACCTTATCTTTGTGTGGTTTTATTGAAATTCCATGATTAGAGAGCATGTTTATGACTCTTTGAATCAGGTCACTATCCAGCATAATTCTTTTTGAAGACCCTAAAATACACCCAGCTGTGATGAGTCTGGATGTTGAATTTCGACTATTAGCAAAGTGTAAGGTGTTCGCCATGCTCAGTGGATAGTGAGTTGGACCCCACTTTGTTTCATCAGAATTAG